TCAACGGAAGTGTAGGAGCTGAACGCCATGAACTGTACGCCTTAAGTTCCGTCAACACAGCTTTCAGACCTCCTTAGGGCCCCCGAAGGGGCCCATAGAGTTTACGTAAGAGCCAATGCAGACTTGAGTAGCGCCAACTGATTCCTCGTTTGCCTATAGATCTCGATCGCGCTCAGCGCCTCTGGTGAATAGTTATTCTGCTCGAACTTTACCGACGTCCCAGCAATTGGAGCTTCCAGATCTACGGCTTGCACTGCTTGCTGTTGAGCAGAGATAAGAGATGCCTGATTATAGGACACGGTCGGAGTTACATTTGTCATCGCGGCAAGCTGACGACTTTGCATCTGGACAAGAGATAGATCGAGTACTGGAGTGATTGTCGGATTCACATCCAACGTGTCCATCATAACCCCAGAGATGATCTTCATCGACTTCTGCATTGCGCTTACAGCATCTTTGGCTACTTGATCAGTGGCTGCAACGAGAATATGCGACGAGTCCTCGAGCCCCATGGCAAAGCCCTCCATGGAATATGCTCCGATTTCGGCAAAGACTTCGGACGGAGACTTGATCTTGAGCTCCTTCTTGAGCTGCTCAACCATCTCGCTACCGATTTCTCGCATCTTCTTGTAAATATCGCTCTTCTTCTCGTCCAGACCCTCGACGATTCCTCGAGCTGCATCTACACCAGCCTGGAACATGTTCTTTCCGACATTCGTGCCCAGTCGTTGCGACACAGTTTGGAGATTCTTGTCGAGCTTGTTCAGCTTGTCGACTGCGCCCTTACCACCGGCGAGCAGCTGCTTGGCAAAGGCTTGATCGGCGACACCATCATCTACAAGCTTCTGATAGGTCGCATCGTCAAGACCTAGCTTTCTCAACTGTTGAAGAGTACTGTTGTACGCACCAACAGCATCGGTCTGGTGTTTAAGCGCGTCCTCGTACGTAGCCAGCTGATCGACCGAGTTCCCAAGAGAATCCAAAGTCTTGCCTTTAAGCAACTCGGCAAGATCGGCCTGAGCTTTAGCGACGGATGCCTGCTGATCAGTGATTCCTTGAGCGCTCTTACCCTGAGCACTCATCAACTCACCCAGAGCAGCCTTTTGATCAGCGAGTTTCTGAGTAGCATTGATGAATGTCTCTGATTGCTGATCATCCATTCTGGAAATATCGTCTTCTGTTCTCGCAATTTCTGTACGCTGATCAGCAATATCTTTTTGACGTTGTTTCTTTGCATCGGCGAGTTTATCTTGCTCGTCTTTGATCTGTTTCCGAGCGTTGGCGATTTCTTCCTTGGTCGTTGTATCGAGCTCAGGCAAAGCACCGAATTGAGCTGTAGTCGATTTGACAGCATCATCTCGAGCTTGACGAGCATCGGCAAGAGCTTGAGTAGCTTTGTCCAGCTTGTCTGAGACATCGTCGTACTGATTTGCCAGCGTAGCCAACTCATTCTTCTCATCTTTGAGTGTCGTGAGCATAAGCTTATGGCCAGCAGTTGTTCGAGCCAGAATATCCTCGTTCTCGGTAATGACAGCTTGAATCTCTCGCATTGTCTGCTGAGATTCCTTGATGTCGTCGAGAATACCTTTGATTACGTCCTTATCCGGCTTCTTATCGGCACGCTCTTTATTCAGCTTGTCTTGTAGATCCGCAGCCTTCTTTCGCTCTTCATCCAGCTTGTCTTGCTCGTCCTTGATCTTCTGTCGAGAGTCCTGCATCGACTTTACCAGCATGTCATTCATGTCCTGGAAAACACTGTTAATGTCGTCTGCAGAACCTCTCAGACCAACAGCAAAGCCACGACCAATTTCCTTACCAATTTCAACCATGACTTGGGAAGGCGAACGAATTTCCCAAATATCCTTGATTCCATTGATAAGGCCCTTGTTCATAGCTTCCATGCTGGAATACAGATCTTGTTCGTTGGCTTCGAGTCCCTTGATCCACCCCAGCATGATGTTCTCACCGACGCTGAACATGAACTGTGACGGAGAGAAAATTTTCCACGGATGAGTTGCGAGGTCTTTGGCGTGCTGCACGATTCCTGCGACTTTGCTGTACAACGATCCGGCAAGCTGACCAAGACCATTGATCATTCCTTGAACGATCGCTACACCGATACGAGCTCCAGCAGCAAGCATCTGAGGCTCATATTTGTTGATAGCATCCGCAACACCATTCAGGAAATTGACAATCGCTTGTGCACCTGCATCGACGAGCTTGAGCGACGCCTCGACAAGAGCGTTTATAAAAGCAATAGCTGTATCAGTTCCTGCATTGACTACATCTATTGCTCCATTGCCGATACCCTCGATAAAGCTGACAATGGCGTCCGTACCAGCTCGAACGATATCGTTGGCATTCTTGGCGATACCGCGAATGAGATTGACGATGATTTCCGAACCGGCATCAACAATTTTCGGAAGTTCCTTCGCCAATCCTTCGAGGAACTTGACGACAATATCGACTACGGAATTGGTCACGTTTCCGATATGTCGTGCAATTCCTCTGAGAAGAGCGAGTAGAAGATCATCACCGGCGTCGACAATCTTATTGATATTCTTGGTCAAACTATCCAAGAACTTGACGATAATGTCGGCTACCAGATTGACGAGCTGAGGCAAATTGTCTCTAATACCCTTGAGCAATGCGACGATCAGATCGAAACCTGCCTGAATGATCTTCCCTTGATTATCGTGCAGAACTTTCAGCGCAGCTGTAATCAGCGCGGTAAAAGCATCTGCTATCTTCGGAGACGACTTGATAACAACATCCAGAAGTGCATTGATGATCTTCACGAGCGCATCGACAAATTTTGGAGCTGTCTTGGCCAGAGCATCGACAATTTCGAGAAGACCAAGAACGAGATTCTTGGCCGTATCGATCATCGCTTGCTGCAGATCTGTGAACGACTTAATTATGACGCCGACTGCTGCTGGCCCCGCTACAGCGATAGCACTGAGACCGACTCCGATCAGAGCGATACCTGCCCCCGCAAGAGCAATACCACCACCAATCAGAACCAATGCGGCGCCTAGCGCTAACAATTCCGGTGTGACTGGAGCTAGTGCTACCCCAGCTACACCGATTACTGTTAGTGCTGCTGCCAGTTCTACGAGACTCTTGAGAATCTCTCCCCATGACATTTCTCCCATTTTGACCAGGGCCCCTGCGAGGAGAGATATCCCTGTTGCGGCTACTGCAAGTGCTGCAGCGCCAGCTAAAGTTCCCGACATGACGTACATAGCTGCGGCCAAGATCGCCAATGCTCCGGCAAGAGTGACCAAGCCTTTTGCGATCTCGCTGATGGCCATACCGCCCATGCTCTGAACCGCACTTACGATCTTTCCCAATGCTAGGGCGACCAGCAGAAGTCCTGCAGCTGTAACAGCGGTGTTCAGAGGCATCAACTTCATGGCAACGGCAATAACTGCTAGACCTCCGCCAACTCCGAGAAGTCCTTTGCCCATTGTCGTCCAGTCCATGCCTCCGAACTTATCTACTGCTTTAGCCAAGACGTTTAGAGCAGCTGCGATAATGACTACTCCAGCCCCCATCGCAACCATTCCCTTGGGCATAGCTTTGGAAGCCGCAGCAACTGCTGCAAGTCCTCCTGCAACTCCAGAAAGACCCTTGGCCATCTCAGTCCAGCTCAACCCGCTGAGTTGCTTTACAGCAAGCGCCATGATGTTCAGACCGACAGCCATAGCGGTGATTCCAACTCCCGCTCTAACCATTCCAGCCGAATTTGCAGCCAGCGGAATAGCAACTGCGGTCATCCCACCGAGAATCGCACCAACTCCGGTAAGACCCTTAGCAAGCTCTTCCCAATCGAGTTTGCTGAGCGCGAAAACAGCTATTGCCAAAATGTCAATTGCCCCCGCCAGAGCAATAAGACCCATTGCCATGACGGGCAGCTTGGCAAATCCTGCGCCCTTACCGATCTTGTCCAGTAGGGCCATGGCACCAACAAGTTCACCGGCCATGAATGCAATAGCTGTAATGGATGACTTGAGCTTTTCTGGATCTACAAACGACAGTGCAACGACTGAGGCGGCGAGAATACCGATCGCGATGGCGATTTCCTTGAGCGTCTTCGCCTTGATGTTCGTTTGCATCGCTTCCATTGAACCGCGAAGC